TCATCGGGCGCCCGTTTGGACCCCGCGCTATTTTTCGGCGGGGTATCCTCGCGGCGCATAACAAATACAAACCGAGCCGCGCGCTCAAGCCCTCCCGGACGGGCTCAAGGTTTCCGGGACGTTAGCGCCGTTTGTCGCCATGAATTTACGCAAGCCCGCCGTTCAAAAGGCGGGCTTTTTACATTGGATCGCCCATGACCGCATACGCTAGTCAGACAGAGGCCCGGATTCTCGCCCTGGAAGAGGCGGTTAAGGACATTCGGGATGCAGTTGTAACCATCGCGCGCCTGGAAGAGCGCCACGTGGAGACGCGCCAAGCTATTGAGCGGTGTTTTGCGTCGGCGGAAAAAAACGCTGACGCCATCGTGGCCGCGAATCAAGCCCTCGTCGCCGCAAAACAGGATAGCAATGTGTCTATCGCGTCGATGCGCTCCGATGTCGAGAGCCTGCGCCTGCAGATGTCAAAAGTTGAGGGTCGCGTGGCCGTCGTCGAGGAGCTGCGCGGAACGGTGATGCGCGGCGTGTGGTCAGTGATTGGACTGGTGGGCGCTGCGCTGGTCGGGCTGGTGTTGGTGAAGTAAATGGCAAGGGCAGTCATTGACTGGGAGAGCGTAGAGCGCGAGTACCGCATCGGCGTGCGATCCCTTCGTGATATTGGCGCTGAGTTCGGGGTGTCGGAAGGCGCGATTCGCAAGAAGGCCAAAGCCGAGGACTGGGCGCGCGACCTGTCCGCAAAGATTGCTGCCAAAGCCGAGGCGTTGGTACGCAAGCAGGAGGTACGCGAAAAAGTACGCAGCGACCGCGCGCCATCCGAGGTTGAGGTTGTTTCCGTCTATGCGCAGTCTCAGGCGGACATTCAGATCAGCCAGAAGTCGGACGTGTCGCAGAGTCGTGCAGTCATTCAGCGTCAGCTCGCGGAGCTCGCTGCGATACTGGACAGCACTGAAGAGCTTGATCGTCTTGGCGAGATGATGACCGACCCCGACTCAACGGGGGCCGACAGGCTCAATGAGATTTACCGGAAGGTGATTAGCCTTCCTGGTCGCGTCGATACGACCAAGAAGCTGACCGAAGCCCTGCGCATTGCCGTGGAGCTTGAGCGCAAGGTGTGGCGGATCAAGGACGACGAACCCGACTCTGGTGACGGCGGGTTGAGCATCGAAGTCAAGTTCGTGTAATGCCGCGTGTCGAGATCCCGAAGAAGCTGCAGTTTCTGTTCGAGCCTGCGCGGTACAAGGTGGCGCACGGGGGACGAGGATGTCTTGCGCCTGGCAGCAAGGTCATCATGGCCGATGGCAGTCTGCGGAACATCGAGGATGTTGCTGTGGGCGACAAGATGATGGGGCCGGACGGCAAGCCGCGAACCGTGCTTCGCCTCTTCTCTGGCCGGGAGCAGATGTATCGCGTTAAGCAGACGTCCGCTCAGGATTACGTTGTCAATGGTGCGCACATCCTCGTGCTGCGGAAGAGCGCAGCTTGCAAGAACGATCGAGGCGAACTGTTTGAGTCGGGCAACTACAGGCGCCCGAACGGAAGATATCCGGAGTTCCCCGACGAGGTTGAAATCAGCGTTGAGGATTGGCTGAAAAAGTCCGCCCGATGGAAAGAAAATTTCAGGGGCTTTCGTCAAGCAACCGTCAGCCCGAACAAAGACAAGCGACTGTCTCAGGTGAGCGTTGAGCCTGTGGGTGATGGCGAGTTCTACGGCGTTCTTCTGGACGGCGATCACCGATTCCTGCTGGAAGATGGGACGGTGACTCACAACAGTGGCAAATCTTGGAGTTTCGCGCAAGCACTGCTGATTCTCGGGGCAAGGTCAAAGCTCCGCATCCTCTGTACGCGAGAAGTGCAGAAGTCCATCAAGGACTCGGTGCATAAGCTCCTGGGCGACCAGATCAAGCGGCTTGGCCTGGAATCGTTCTACCAAGTCCTGCAAACCGAAATTCGCGGAAAAAACGGGACCGAGTTCCTGTTCTCCGGCCTGAGCGACCAAACGGCCGACTCGATCAAGTCTTTCGAGGGGGTCGACGTTGCGTGGGTGGAGGAAGCGCAGACCGTCACGAAGCGGTCATGGGACATCTTCCGCCGGACGATCCGCAAAGCCGGCTCAGAAATTTGGGTGAGCTACAACCCGGAGCTTGATACGGACGCCACGCACGTGATGTTCACGAAGAACAAACCGGAAGGCGCCGTCGTCGTCGAAGTGAATTGGCACGACAACCCATGGTTCTCGCCGGAGCTGGAGAAAGAGCGGCTTGAGTGCTTGGCGAAATACCCCAAGGACTACGACAATATTTGGGAGGGGAAGACAAAACCCGCTGTTGCCGGCGCGATCTACTACGACGAAATCACGGCGATGGAGAAGGAAGGCCGGATTCGCAGCGTCCCGCGCAATCCGAACAACCCGGTACATCGCATATGGGACTTGGGGTTTAACGACCTGATGGCAATCATCCTCGTGCAGCGCATCGCATCGGAGATTGCCATCGTCGGCTATGTGACGGGCGAGCGACGAATCCTCTCGGACTACATCGCCGAGTTCAAGAACGGTGAGAAATACGCCCGGTGGAATTGGGGTACGGACTACCTGCCTCATGACGGATTCACGCAGCGTCACCAAACCGGAAAGAGTGATGCGGACGTGCTGCGCGGATTGGGCTGCAAGATCGCCGAGACGCCGCACATGACTGTTGAGCAGGGGATTAGGGCCGCAAGAGCCATCTTCCCCCGCGTGTATATCGACAAGGACGCGACGGCCAGCGACAACGAGGATTACCCCGGCCTGGTCGAGTGCCTGAAGCGATATCGCCGTCACATCAACAAGCAGACTCAGACGGCCGGCGCTCCGCTGCATGACGTGCATTCCAATGGCGCGGATGCGTTCCGGTATCTCGCCCTCAACGCGGACAGCCTGTCATCCACGGCTGAGGATCACTCGATGTTCAACGACCCGAGGTTTGCAGGGAGGGCTCCGGCCTCTCGCGTCGGCTACTGACCCGGCGCGGCGTTTCGCCGCTGTCGTCTGCAAGCAGACTCCCCTCTTTTCGGTATTCAAAAAAATGCCCCGGCGGTGCTGGTAACACCCCGAGGCGTGGTTATCCCTTCTAAGCCAAGGAACAACATGAACGAGTATAGCAAATCGCCTGATGCTGGCGAGAACTGCCCGCGTCACTACGTTGATATGGAAACGGGCGAGGTGGTGCAAATCAGTATAAAGAGAGAAGACCCCGAAGGCCGCGCCCAGCAAGGGACTGTGTTGGTAAATCTACCAACTAAGGGTGGCGAAACTGCCAACATTGCCTACCCCTTCAAGTGGATGGCGGTCTTCCTGCCAGCCTTCGAGCGAATCATCAAAGCGGATTTGACGAAGCGCGAATCCCACGTCCTGTACGAGATGCTGAAAGAGGTTCAGTACGGGAACCGCATTGATGTGCCGCACTGGATCATTGCCGACAACCTTGGCATTGACCGGGCGAACGTATCGAAGGCAATCAAGAAGCTGGTGGATGCCGAGATTCTGCAGCGAGTCCCCGACCCTGATGATCGTGGTCGCAGCATCTACCTGCTGAACAACATTGTTGGTTGGCGCGGAAAGTCCTCGGACTGGCACAGAGCCAGGGAGCGAGGAAACGTGATCCAAGCTGACTTCAGACGCAATAACGCCGCCTCCAAGCGGCCTTAATCTTTTCCGGTTCCGCCTATGGACACTCCCGCATCCGACTACTCGGAGGTCGCCGCTCGCATTTTTGAGTCGGACGAGCCCATCCCCCAGGGCAACCCGCTCGATTCGATTGGCGTTGATCTGCTGGCTGAGTTCAAGCACGCGCAATCGATGCGCATCGACCTGGAAAGCCGCTGGTTGATGGACCTGCGCCAGTACCGCGGGCTGTACGACCCCGAGGAACTGGCCGGCATGACCGGGCGCTCACAGGCTTTTCTCCGCAAGACGCGCGTCAAAGTGGAGTCGGTTGATGCGCGGATGATGGACCTGCTGTTCCCGGCGAACCGCGAGCGGAACTATGACGTGCAGGCCACGCCCGAGCCGTCCGTGCCGACGCCGATGCTGCAGAAGCTCAAGCAACTGCTGACGCAGCAGAACAACGGGCAGGCGCCGGACAAGGACACGCTGAAGAAGGCGGTGAAAGCCGCTGCCGATAAGGCCGCCGCGAAAATGGCGACGCGCATCGACGATCAACTGGCCGAGTGCCGATACCGCGACGTGGCCCGGCAGGTGATGCACTCGGGCAATCTCTACGGGACGGGCATCCTCAAGGGTCCTCTGGTGGAGCGCCGCGAACGGGTGTGCTATGCGTGGGACGAGGCGTCGGGGCGATTCAAGCAGACGACGGAGAGTTTTGCCGCGCCGTTCCTGGCGCATGTGCCGATCTGGAATTTCTATCCCGATATGGCGGTGACAAAGCTCGAAGACGCGCGTTTTGCGTGGGAGCATCATCGACTGTCGCGTAACAAGCTGGCCGAACTGGCTTCGCGCAAGACCTTCAACGCCGCCGCGATCCGCACGCACATTGCGACCTCGCCGGATGGTGACATCCGCCTGATGACCTACGAGCAGCAGCTCCGATCACTCGGCGAGCAGTGGCGCATGGGCGCGACGCAGAAGACCGGGCAGTACGACGTATATGAGCGATGGGGCTGGATCGAGGCCGAGAAGCTGGCCGGCTGTGGCGTGGATGTGCCGGAAGATCAGATGCACGAGAGCTTCTTCGCGAACGTGTGGGTCTTGCCCGACGGAACCGTCATCAAGGCCGTGATGGCGCCGATTGAGGGCGTGCGCTGGCCGTATCACCTGTACTACCTGGATCACGACGAGACGAGCATCTTCGGCGACGGCCTCGCCGCCATCATGCGCGACGATCAGAAGATGGTAAATGCGGCGGCGCGCATGATCCTGGACAACGGAGCGATCAGCACTGGCGACCAGTACGAGGTGTATGTCCCGGCTTTTCCGGCGAGCGTGGATCTGACGACAATCTACCCCGGCAAGGTCTGGCCTCGCACAGGCGGTGATATGCAGTACCCGGCAGTGCGCCCGATCAGCGGGAACTCGCACATGGCCGAACTTCTGCAAGTGCTGCAACTCTTCGACAACAACGCCGACGAGGTAACGGCGGTCCCGAAATTCACGTACGGAGACAACCCGCGATCCGGTGCAGCCGGGACGATGGGCGGGCTGTCGATGCTGCTGGCTCAGGCCAACATCGCGCTGAAGGATTTTGTGGTGTCCTGGGACGAGGGCGTGACCAAACCCTTCGTTTCGGCGCTGTACCACTGGAACATGAGATTTTCCGACGACGACACGATCAAGGGCGATTACGACGTGGTGGCGAAGGGGGCTTCCAGTCTGGTCGCGAAGGAAGTTCGTGGTCAGTCTCTGAGCCAGTTCGCTGCGATGCTCCAACCCGAGCAGCGCGCGCTCATCAAGTGGCCGGAACTCACCGAGCAGCAGGCGGCAACCCAAGACCTCGCCGGCATCGTGATGAGCAAGGAAGAGGCGATGCAGCAGCAGCAAAGCCCCGAGTTCCAACAACAACAACAGATGCAGCAAATGCAGCTGCAGCTTCAGTTGGCGCTGGCTCAAGCCAAGTTGGCCGAGACGCAGGCACGGACGGGCAAACTCGACGCGGAAGCCCTCAATCGCAAGCTGGAAGCGATGTACGCCGCGATGCAGACCGCCGGGATTGCGGTGCAGCAGCCGGGTATTGCCCAAGCCGCCGACTCCGCGATGCAGTCGGCCGGATGGAAGGACGCGACGCCGCAGCAGCCGGGCACGGGGTTCGACCAGGTGCAAGGCCAGTCCGTACCGCCCGAGCATATGCATGCATCGCCGCACACTGGCGAGCGTGAAGGCATCGAGACGCCGGAGTTTGCACTGTGACCCTGCCCATTTCCGCCGAAGCCGGGGCTGCGAATCAAGCCCTGTCCGCCGCCTACATCGAACTCAAGGCGCTGAGTGGGACAGAGACGTACAAGCTCGCCGTGCAGTGGCTGCGTGCGCTGATCGTCGCGCAGCAGGCCCACATGGCGACGTGTAACCCGGCCCGACTCGAAGCGGCGCAGGTGCGCACCAAGCTGCTGGTGGCCCTTCATCAATCACTCGCCGCGCCCGGAGGGGCTTCGACGGGTCACGTGTTTGACTGATGCGCCTCAACTGCGTGCTGGTGGCGATGTGGCTGTGGTGGCGGTCTGGCCTCAAGTCTGGCGCGGGCGTCAGTCGCAGCGAAGGTCTGCGCGGACTGGTGCCGCATTTCTTTCACCTCGCATGGCGCGGCAAGCGTGATCTGGTCGTCGTCGATTACATCCCGAGGAAGCGCAAACACGGGGTCATCGAACCCGGCGATAGCGTGCTGATTTTTCGCGGACTGTTCCGCGTGCGCATCTACCGGCTGGAGTCCGTTGCGACCGCCGACACCCTTTTCGCTGCCTACCGCGACGCATTACGAAGGTAGCCGACTCAACCCAACCCGCTCCGGCGGGTTTTTTTACGCCCGGCCTGGCCGGTGATCCCAAGCCCTCCATTGCGAGGGCTTTTTTCATTGGCAACTCAGGAGCCATGCAATGCAAAAGACCAAAGACCAACAAGACTACGAGGCCGCCTTCAACGACGAGGAAGTGCCGACCGCCGATGCGCCGGAAGGTGATTCCGGCGCCGAAGTGCCCGCCGTGACCCTCACCGAAGGTGCCGGTCAGGCCGTGCCGGTGGGCGACTCCGAGCAGACCGACGGTGCCGCGCCCAATGAGCCGACCGAAGAGGCCGATGCGGTCGAGACGCCCGAGGATGCGCAGCGCCGCAAGTCGTGGGAAGGCCGGCTGAAGAAGATGGAGGCCGAACTGAAGGCCCGCGAGGACGCCCTTGCCGCCCGCGAGACTCAGCCGGCGGCACTTGCCGACGGGGGCGAGGTTGATCTGCCGACCAAAGACTCCGGCGAACCCGCCGTGATGGATGCGGATTCCATCGACGCAATCAAGTCGGATGCGATGAAACTGGCCTCCAACCCGGAGAAGCTGAACGGCGTGCTGCGCACCATGATCGAAGACTACGGCCGCGAGTTCGTCGTCGGCGCCGCGGCTCTTGCCGCCCCGCTGATCGATGCCAAGGCCGAGAGTTACGTCAATGACTTCAACGGCAACCTCGAAAGTCTGGTGAGCGAGATTCAGCAGGCGTTCTCGGGCATTCACCGCGCCAGCATCGCCGACGCGCATGAGGATTTCGAGCAGGTCGTCGAGAGCGACGAGTTCAAGGCGTGGCTGGACGGGATGGACGAAGCCGCGAAGGCCAAGGCTGAGCAGGTTGTCGACAGTGGCAGCGCCGGCCAGGTGGTCAAGCTGCTGGGTCAGTTCAAGGACTCGCTCAAGCCGAAGGAAAAGACCGCCGACGACATATGGGCCGAGGACGCCGCGACCAGCGTGCGCAGTTCCGCCCCGCTGAAGATTCAGAGCCGGGCGCCCATGTCCGACAGCGACGAGTACAAGCGCGCTTTCGACGAAGCCTGACATGCAGCCTCATCAGCAGCGCGTCATCGACGAACAGCGGGATCTGGACGAGAGGATCGCCAAGCTCGCCAAGTTCGTCGAGTCGCCCCCGTTCAAGAGCGTGCCCTACGCAGAGCAGGGCAGGATGTCCGATCAACTGGAAGTGATGCTGATCTATTCGTCCATATTGGGCGAGCGCATCGCCGACTTCATCTCGCAATAACCCAAGGGCCGATCAACCGGCCCTGTCCTTTTCCCGGCGCATTTCGCGCCAACCCACACGCTAGCAGAGCCCTACCAAGGGACGCACAGAACATCCGCGCTTGACCGGAGGGACACGCACATCTGCGCCCCGCAATCCGGAAGACAGCACACGGCAATGACTGGCGGAACCCGAGGAAAAGCAGCGGCGAGCGCCCGCGAGGGCAGTCCCTTCTCTCTTTTCTGAGGAAACAAAATGTCTACCTACGGTTCGACCTCTGGTGACCTGACCGTCACCCAAACCGCCTTCAGCGCCAAGAAGCTGCTGGAGCGCGCCACCCCCTACTGCATCCTGCAGCAGACCGGCGACATGCGCCCGCATCCGGGCAACAACACCAAGACGATGAGCATGCGTCGTTACAAGTTCGCGACGAACAGCAACAAGTTCTCCGTGCTTGGCGTGCCGGCTAACGCTTCCGGTTTCGTGCTGACCGAAGGCGTCACCCCCGCGCTGCTGGACATCACCGTCGAGAACATCGACGTGACCCTGCAGCAATACGGCATGGTCACCGGCATCACCGACGTGGTGGATGAAACCGCCGTCGATGACGTGCTGGCCGAGATCTACGGCGGACTCGGCGAAGCGGCAGGCCCGATGATCGAGATGATGCAGTGGGAAGCCATCCGTACCGGCGCGACCGTGGTCAAGCTGACTGGTGGCGTGGGCGCGGAAGGTTCCATCGTTGCCGCCATCGGCATCGGCGAACTGCGCTCGGCGGTGCGCACCCTGCGTGCCAACCACGCCAAGTTCATCACCAACGTCGTCAAGTCCGACGTGAAATGGGGCACCCAGGCGATTGAACCGGCATTCATCGCGGTCATCAACTCCGACCTGGAAGGCACCATCCGTAAGCAGTTCGGCGACGCCTTTACTCCGGTTGCCCGCTACGGCGCTGGCGCGACGGTGCTGCAGGGCGAGTTCGGCAAGGCCGAGAACGTGCGATTCCTGTCCTCGACTCTGGTCGGCAAGCGCCCCAACGCGGGCGCCGCCGTCGGCACTGCGGTCAACCTGCTGTCCGACAACGCGACCAACGTCAATCTGTACGACGTGATCGTGATGGGCGCCAGCGCATGGGTCGGCACCGCGCTGAAGGGCGCTTACGCCGTGTCTCCGGTGCTGATTCGCGCCAAGCCGAGCGAGTCCGACCCGCTGGCCCAGCGCTCCAAGGCGGGTTTCAAGACCATGCAGGCGGCTGTCGTCACCCAGTCGGCCCACATGGTCAAGATCGTCACTGGCGCACTCAAGGACAGCCTCCTGAGCTAACCCTGCCATAGCAGCACCCCTGATCCCTGCCTCTTTCGAGAGGTGGGGCTTTTTCATTTCTAGCAAGGAAAACCCATCATGGCCCGTACCGCTACCGAAACCACGACCCCCGACGTTCCCGAGCTCGTTGCCGCTCCCGAACCTCTCCGCACCAAGCGCGTCATCATCCAGCGCCCGGCCGGCAACAAGGACATCGGCCAGCCTCTCGGCTTCAACGACACCTTCAACGTCTATCCCTACGACACCCCCGTCACCATGCCGGCCGACATGGTGGACTTCTTCCGCTCGCAGAAGGTCGCGCAGTGCTTCCCCGGCGATGACGGCAATCCGGTCATCACCTACATCAACCAGTTCCACATTGTTGATGCCTGATCGGCCAGGGTGACATGACCCCGCTCGAAATTTTCGCCAGTGCGGACGACGTGTTGCAGGACGCGTCGTATGTGCGGTGGCCGCAGGCCGAGCGTCTGCGCTACCTCAACGACGGACGCCGGGCGATGGCGGTCGTTCGCCCTGACCTTTACGCCCGCGTTGAAACGGTGACGCTGGTCGCAGGGACGAAGCAGACCCTGCCGGCCAATGGTTTCCGTTTCTTCGACGCGACCCGCAACATCAACACCGACAACACGCCGGGCGCGGCGGTGCGCGTGATCGAGCGTGAAGCGATGGACGCGCTGCGCCCGAACTGGCACGCCGACGCAGCCGGGCCGATCAAGCATTTCATGCTGGACGAGCGGACGCCCAACGTCTTCTACGTCTATCCGCAAGCTGCCGCGAATCAGAAGCTGGAAATCAGCTACGCCGAGAATCCGGCGGTGCTGCTGATCGCCAACGTCAGCACCGACCAACTGACCCAAGAAGGCGTCTATGCCGGGCTGCTGGCCGATTACGTCATTCACCGCGCCTACCTCAAGGACTCGGAGTTTGCCGGCAATGCGGCGCTGTCGCAGCAGCATTACCAGCTTTTCATGGCCGGCCTGACCCTTGGCGGAAAACGGGGTTTGACGACCAGCCCCAACATGGCGAACGTCGGCGGTGTGCCGTCCCGTGTTGCCGCAGCGGAGGGCGTGTAAATGGAAGCCCTCTATCCGCTGATCGTGCCGGAGGTGATGGGTTGCCCGTCCATCGCCATCGACAGCGCCATCATCCGCGCCGCCGCCGAGTTCTGCGAGAAATCGACGGCATGGCGCGAGCAACTGGCGCCGATCACCGTGCAGGACGGAACCGCCGAATATGCGCTGACCCTGCCTGCCGGCTCCCGGCTGGTCGTCATCCGCAAGGGCGAGGCCAAGCTGAACGGCAAGGCGCTGGACACGATCCAGAACGCCGCCGACATCCGCCCGGAGCGAACCGGCGTGCCGTCGTCGTATGCCCAACGTGGGCACGGCGCGGTGATCCTCTACCCGACTCCGGCCAACGCAACCGGGCAAATCCTCGCGATTTACGCCGTGCTGGCCCCGACGCTCACCGCAACCTCACTGCCTAGCCTGCTGCTGGATCGCTACTACGAAGCTATCAGCGAAGGCGCCAAGGCCATTCTCAAGCGCATGCCCAATCAGCCGTGGGGCGATCCGGCGCGCGCTGCCGACCACTACCGACTGTTCCAGGTCAAGACCGCCGAGGCGCGCATCGAGCAGGAGCACGGACTTGTGGCGGGCAATCTCACCGTCAAGCCCCGCGCATTCGGCGGCGTCATCAAACCCTCTCCGAGAGAAACGATATGAATTGCGATTCATCGACATCCGATCTGAAAATCGTCCCGGTGCTATCCACCGAGGTCAAGAACCGTCTTGTCAGACCAGACGAGATCCTGCGCGCCATTGACACTGGGGCGCTGTACGTGGCCGGACCGGGCGGGGAACCGCAGTCGATGGTGACAGCTACAACCACCTCGGATGGGGGGGTTAAAAAGCTGTCGTCGGGGGGCAAGCGCGATACGTATCTACCCGACGACACGCCGATTGTCTGTATCGGGGGCGACCACCCTTACAGCCAATGGTGGGGTACCAACGGTAATAATGGGATGGCACAAGCGTATCTCGACCGGGGCCTGAAGCCGTATGTGGCCTTGAACACATTCGATGATGGCCCTGGCTCTGATCCCATCAAATTTATGACATGGGATCAAGTCAAGACGCTCTCACGGCGCGGCATTGAAATGATCGCACATGGTCACCGACACATCATGCGGCACAACCGATGTAACACTGGCATTCGCATTCGGTCTACGAACGCGGGGACGAATACGGTCAATGTGACTACGACCAGCGTAGTGCTATCAGACACGCCCAATGGCACCACCACGCTGTTGTTTGCGACTTATCCGACTATTGGACAGCTCGTAGCAGCAATCAATACCGTACCGGGCTGGATTTCTGCAAATGAGGCGGGTGATGTTTTCGACGCTGACCCATCGAGCAAACTGCTGCCGCTCAAAGCCGCTCGCGCAGTGACCAGCGCCAGCGGAACGCAACGATTCGGCATGGCCGGTGGTATTACCATCTACTACACAGGGACCGCGTATCAAGACGTGCGCGTCCGCATTACGCAAGGCACGTTCCATAACTTTGAGTTGTACGCCGACGGCGTACGCTTGCTCAACTATGACCTTGGGAACACCAACTACAATACCCTGACGAAACTCATCACAACCATCAGGGGTAGTGGCATTGCCGGGGTAACTGTTTGGCTCTGTGACAACGGCAGAGAAGATACCGGCGCCGACTTCCCGAGTTACATCCAGGGTGATGAAGATTCTTATTACCTCAGTACGTTTGAACTGCCCGTGTCGATCATGGGTGGGGAAACGCGTTTTGATATGTGTGACGGCACGCGCGGCCTGAGCGGCGCTGAAGTACTGCGTCGAAACTATGATCTCAACAAATCCACGGCCGCCGCGAACGGCATCGACCTGAAGAACTACGCAGTCAGCGGATACCATCTGTTCCCCCGCATGTTGCGCGGCAGCAGCCAGTTTGCGTCGTGGCGCGGCACCGTGGATGCGCTCGTCACGAACCCGATGTGGCAGTGGGCCGACACCTTCCAGCCCGGATTCCGCCTTTACTGGACTGCTTATCAACCGCAGTACGCAAACGTCAATCGCTCGCTGGCTGTGCTCGACGCCATCGCGGATTCTGGACCGACCATGACCGACCTGCTGATCCACAAAATCCAGCCGGACGGCTCCAGCGGCTACGTGTTCCAGGACGGCGGCGACCCGACTTATTTCGACCAGACCGAAGCGGCCTTTATCCCCATCATCGACAAGCTCAAGACGTTGCAGGATGCCGGCAAGCTCCGCGTCATGTCGCCGGATGAGGCCCGGCAAGCGGCGTGTGCCCTGCAAAAGCCGCGCAACCGCATCTTTAACCCGCGCTTCCGCAATTCCGGCGAGTCGATAAAGATCGCTGACAACGGCCTCGTGATGCCGGGATGGTTCATCGACTTTTCCGGCGCGTCGGTATCTGCGGTGGCGGCTGCAGATGGCGTCATCAGCTACACAACCACTTCCGCGACCGCGCTGAACATCCTCTCTCAAGCCGCGTGGCTCAAGCCCGGCCGGACTTACGAGGTGGGGTTTTACGTGGATATTTCCGGTGGGGCGACCGGCTCCGGCGTGCGCGTAACGGCTCAATCCGTGCGGGGCCTGATTCGCAACATCAACCCGGCTGGCAACATCATCGGCGGCATCTATCGCCTGACGCCTGGACTCGTGACGCTGCGTTTCACCGTCCCGCGCCAGCCTGACTACTACCCCGGCAGGATCATCGGCAAGAGCGGGCCGTTCGACCTTTCGACCGCCAAGAACATCCGCATCAATCTCAACTTCATTGGGCAGGTGTCGGTCGATTGCAGCGCGGGGGCAGCGAATGCGGCAGCGGTCACCGCGAAAGAAGTTGCAGCGGCGATCAATGCAGCGATTGCGGCGACTCCGGCTTACACGCCTGAGTACCACAACATCGCGAGGGCGGTCGGCACGAAAGTACAAATCGAAAACCCCTACGCCGGGGCTTACCCGAACTACGTGATCGACCTCGCAGCCGGTGCCAGTGCTGATGCCTCGACCACTATTTTCGGCGGGATGGGAACAGGGATGACCGAGTACGCCCCCGCCCACGGCGAGGCGTGGCCTTGGTGGATTCGCCTGCAATCCAACATCACCGGCTCAGTGAGTGTGCGCGACCCGTACATCCAAGAGATCGACCTTGCCTGATTTCTAACCCCCGCAGTGCGCGGGGATTGCACAAAGCCCGGTTTCTTGAGGCGTTACACGGAAGCTCTTCCGCGTAACGCCTTTTTCGTGCGCGCGCGAAGAAATGGTGGGCGACGTGGCGGTGCAGATTCTGGTGGGCTCGACCGACCCCGCTGCGACCGTGGCCACCAACCTCAAGGCCCAGTTCGATCTGCCGGTGACGGCGGCCGTGGCCGGCGCAGTGGTGACGCTCACGGCCAGGAACATGAAAACACTCGCCCGGCTGCGCGCCGGGCTTTTCTTTTGGAGCGCCTATGGCTGATTTCAGTGGCCCGTATGAGGCAATGATTATTGCCGAGGGCGGTTACAGGCTGACCGACATCAAGGGCGACCGTGGCGGGCAGACCTACGCGGGCATTGCCCGCACGCGTAACCCTCACTGGCCGGGATGGGCCTATATCGACCGTGGCGAGACGCCTCCCGCTGCTTTGGTACGCGACTTCTACCGGGCCGAGTTTTGGGACCGCATCCGGGGCGACGACATCGGCAGCACCGAGATTGCCGGGATGGTCTTTGACTTCGCCGTGAATGCCGGGGTGTCGGTGGCGGTGAAGCTGGCGCAAATCGTGGCCGGCGTGACACCTGACGGGAAGGCCGGGCCGAAGACTGCCGCCGCGCTCAACAACATCGACCCGCAGTATTTCAAGACGGCTTACACGCTGGCGAAGATCACGCGCTATGTGGAGATCGTGGGCCGTGATCGCTCACAGGGGGGGTTCCTCTTGGGCTGGATTCGCCGAGCCCTGCATGGGCTGAAGGGATAACCATGAGCATTCTCGGAAGTATCGGACTCGGGCAAATCGTCGAGACGGTCGGGAAGATTGCCGACGACCTCGTAACCACGGATCAGGAGCGCGCCGCTGCGGATCTGGAAGCCTACAAAGCCGAGTCGGAGCGGATGGCCGGGCATGTCGAAATCAACAAGATCGAGGCCTCAAGCTCCAGCCTGTTCGTTTCGGGTGGTCGGCCGTTCGTGGTGTGGGTGTGCGCCTTCGCGCTGGCCTATGCGTCGGTGATCGATCCTATTGCCCGGTTTGTGGCGAAGGTGGGATTCGGCTACGACGGCGAGTTCCCCTTGATTGATACCGAGCTGACCATGCAGGTATTGGTCGGCGTGTTAGGCTTGGGAGCGTATCGGAGCTTCGAGAAGGTGCGCGGGGTGGCTCGCAAATGACGGTGATTTCAATTCGCACGTTCAACGGGGAAATCCCCCGGCTCCCTGCCGACCGGCTGCCTGACGGGGCGGCGCAGGTGGCGCAGAACTGCGACCTCACGGCGGTGGAACTGCGCCCGCTGCAGGGCTTGGGCACCCACTACACGGCGGGGGTGTCGCCGGTGCGCGGGCTGTTCACCGACGATGGGCTGCGCTTCTACTGCTGGGACAAGCCGACCCGCGCCTATCTGCATCCGACCATCGATGACGCCTATGGGCGAGTGATCTACCACGAGCACGGCGTCGGGCTGAAGGTGGCGCTGGCGAGCGGCATGACGGCGATGAACCTGAGCCCGGCCAAGCCGGCGACTTCGTGGGACGTGGGCGTTTCCGGGCCGACCGCCTCGCCAACGGTATCGCTCGGGGCGACGACCGGCAAAGACAACGAGGACGTGTCCATCGTGGCCGTGGCGGTGAATATCTGGGGAGAGGAATCGGCCCCCAGTCCGCCGCTACGCGTCACCAAGCAGATCGGCCAGCCGATGACGATCAGCGTGGCGCATACAGCCACATCCGGGCAGCAGAGCCTGGCCGGGATCGCGTTTTACCGCACCTACGCCAACACGGCGGACTACTTCCTTATTAACGTGACGCCGGTTGCGCTGTCGGGTGGGTCGGCGAGTCTGGTCGATGCTTCGACCGCGCCCAATACCGCGACGGCACTGGCGAGCGCGGAGTGGGGGCTGCCGCCGGCCGCGCCCAACAACCTGACCTATGCCGGCAATGGCTTCTTCGTGGTGGGGT